AGAAAAGGAAACATATGATTGGTATGTTAATTATATAAAAGAGTTTCTTGATGTTGAGTACATGAATGATGTTAAATTCATTGACTATAATTTTGGTCAAGCTACTTATATTCAATTTGAATATAAAGAGCATAATTGGCGTTTAGAAATTCCTCATATTAAAGCTATCAAATTAGATGCATATAAGAATTATGGTGGCAGTGTATTTAAACTTGCGTTAATGCACAATGATACAGAATATAGTTGTAGTTGGTCACAGTTTGGTTCTACATATGAAGAAGATGAATTAAGAGATATTATGACACAAGGTATTGAGAAATATTGTAATTAGTTGGTAGAACTTCACAATAAAGCAACATATCATTTGAAAAATAAAAATTATAAAAGGAGAATATTAAACATGGAAACAATTTTAAGATTATTAGCAGAGAACCCAGAAAGTTTAGGAGAGGTAGTAAAGACATACATTACAAAGTATAAAGAGCCTGTATATGATGTTCTGAAGGAACTCATGATTATTGCAAAGGATTATTCTGAGAATACTGAATATCCTGCAATTCAGGCGAGAACAAAGAAGAATATATTTGATGCATATGTAAGTGTTGGTTTTACAGAGGATCAGGCATTAGCACTTATGATTAACGATAATATTCAGCTTATGAAGAACATTCAGAAGTCGGTTAATAATACTTCCGTAAAGAAGAGTAAGTAGTGGTTTCGCAGTAAACCAATCTTTCTTTTGAAAATTTTTAATCACATCTAAGCTATTCGGCTATGGGTATCCCAACAAATAAGAGAATAAATTAAGGAGAGTAAAGATGACTAGAGAAGAATTTATTGCAAGGGTAAGGCATCTTGGATGGTGTTGTTATCAGATTGCAGCAGGACAGGATTATAATATTGAACCCAATGAAGATCAGTTACAAAGTTTATTACAGGGTGTTACATTTGGATTACAACATTTAGATATGACACCTGAACAGAATCATGAAAATTGGATGGAGTGCAAAACTAAACAGGGTTGGGTTTATGGAGAAGTGAAAGATTTTGAAAAGAAAACACACCCAGATTTAGTACCATTTAATGAATTACCTAAAATTGAAGCAGACAAAGATATTATGGATGCAATGATGAATAAAGCCGCTAATGAACTTTACGATATGATTTTCAATGAAATTTCACAGTAAATTTTTCTTTCCTTTGAAGATTGGAGGTGTAAATATGTATCGAGAATTAAAAAGCAATGAAAATTTTTCAGATAAATATCCAACATGGATTATAGCATATTGTTTAGATACAGATTCATTTTTTGCAACGAATCAAAGACATTTCTTTTGGGAATATAATGATGAGTTCCAATGCGAAAACGATGCGGTTAATTATTTCAGAAATCACTTGAGTGAGTTTAGAAATGCTAGGAAAGAAATATTGAGTCATTGTGGTGGATGGAACATTGATAAGGATTTGTTTTTAGAAAATACGAAAGAAAGGTTTTCAAATGCAAATAGGAGAATAACATTATGAAACTGATTAACAAATATGCGAATTCAAAATATTCAAAAATGAATGAATATTATTGTGAAATCACAACAGAGTTGGACAAGCTTGCTGTACTTGATCCGAATGGATATTGGAAACATTATGTGCTTTGTGATTATGAGGATGGCTGTTTACCTATCAGAATTCCAGGTGGAACACTTGGAAGTGTTGAATACGATGAGAATAAAGTGATTACAAAAATTCATGTTTGTACTGATTATGTCGTGAAAACTTATCCTGAAAATGTGAATGAACAGCTTCAGAAATTCGTTGGTCAGAAGATAGAAATGGGAGAATAACTATATGTCAATAGGTGATGGAAGAAAAACATATTCAGACAGTACATTAAAATCTATGACGAAAGACGAGTTGATTGATGTTATTCGCTGCTTAGAAAGTAATCTCAGGAATGCTCACGAGACAAATGATATTCAGTATGAGAATTGTAAGAGGCTGATAAGTGAAGAAAGAAATAAAACACTTGATGAAGTTCTAAAATCTTGCGACATTGAATGTGGACTATATAGTGGTGATGTTAAAAATCTTACAAGACACATTTTGATGAGAGTGTTGGATGGATTGAGAGAATAAGTAATTGTGAGGTGATTGATTTTGAATAGAAAAGAATTGTTAGAAAAAGTAAGAAATTGTACTCCAAACTTAGGATGGGATTACGAATATCCTGAATTGTTTGGTAAATATGGTGTTATGACCTGTGGAATATGTGAGAGATGGATTTGGTTTGATGAAAATAATATTTCGGATAAAGCTAGAGAAAAGGGATTAAAACCTTTAATCTATGCGTCTGATGAAGAATTATTGGAAATGTGGGGTATGTGCTCATCGTATTGGCTTGAGCAATACGAAAAGTGGTATAAACGTTCAGAAGAAAAATCGTCTAAGCTGGATCATTTTATTGGTGAATGTGAAAGAAATTATTTTGGTTATGATGAAGATGGGTATACAGATAAAACAATAGATAGAATATTCAATAGTGTATTAACGATACTTGATGTGTGGTCTAACAAAAGATCTTCTGAGTTGGGAAATAGTATTAAGAATGAGATTACAAGCTATTGTTTAAACAAAGACGACCTGAAAGAAGGAGATAATATTTTGAGAATTTGGCAGTCCAAATTAGAATTGGCAATTAAAATCGCACTCAAAGTAGATGATATTAAGAGAATAAATAGACAACTATAAACAAGAAAGATTCGTTTCTTTTGAAAATTTTAATAGATAGGAGTGATATAAACGAGAGTATATAAAGATAAACAGTATCTCATTTTTGATTATGAAGATGGTCGTACTGTAAAATATGATTTTGCAACAAAAACTGCTATTGGAATTAAGGGTAAGCCAGTAAAGAACTTGTGTAGTCAACTAAGTGGATTTACCTTAAATGAGTTATTTGATTGCTGTGATGATGAAAAGTATGCGAAATTTTTACGATTTATTAGAAATTCAGAAACATACTCATATTCAATAAGCAACATAGGAACAATTCTTGATAGAGTTCCAAGATATGATAGATTTGAACAAATCTTCTCAGCAGGATTTGATGACATTATTAAAGATGGTTATCGGTTCAAGTATTCTATAAATGAGATTCCAAAATCTCTAATCAAATTATGTCGTAAATATCCAATTAAATTATCCAATAATACTGTTAAGTATTATAAAGAAAATCAAGACGCACATTATATAGCTTATAACTTGGATTATCTAAGTTTAGATCCTAATGATATTTATATTGTTTGGAATACAGAAACATGGGATAGAGTTGATGGTGTTTGTACTTATTATTCATTTTTCAATAAATTAGTAAATGAATACGATTACAATGCTAAGGATTTATGGCTGTATTTGGATAGAATCAAGACATTTGAGGCAGTCGAAGATATGGGTTTTCTGATTCGTGAATTGTACGATTATGCTGATATGATGAGTCAACTTAGTACAAAGTATGATAAATATCCAAGACATTTTTTAACTACACATAAAATTGCTTGTAGAAATTACAATCGAATGAAGAAAGAATTCTCAGAAGAATTATTTAAAAAGAGAATAAATAAACAGTATGAATGTTCTTTTGGTGATTACATATTCATTTATCCAGATTCTACACAAGATATTAAGGATGAGGCAACTATGCAAAACAACTGTGTTGCTTCATACATAGATAAGGTTATTGACGGTAAGTGCCACATTCTTTTCTTGAGAAAGAAGAATAAACCAGACGAGAGTTTGGTGACAATTGAAGTACGAAATAATCATATCGTACAGGCTAGACGAAGATTTAATGATGATGTAACAGCAGAGGATCAGAAAGCTATTGATGCATTTAACAAAAAATTTGAGAATAGGAAGGATAAAGCAGCATGATTAAAGGCGATAAAATTAAACTCGTTCATAAGATGGGCGTTTTTGATAACATTGGTGAGATTTGTGAAGTAACTGATATTCAGGAAGGTGGAGTAATCTGCTTTAAATTCGGTGGCTACCATCTTGGTTGTATGTCATATGATGAGTATGAAAAGTATTTTGAGAAGGTTGAAACACCTGTAAAGAGGACTTGGAGTGATTGGAGTTTGGCACACAAACTTACTTTTATTGATATTAGGGGTGATGAAAAGACCATTAAATATCAGTATAGAGATAATGGTAAGAGAGTCCAGATTAGAAGTGGTGCTTTGAAGGCATGTTCATCTTGTTATAACGAGGACGAATTTAGTCTTAGTAGTGGCTTGGAACTGGCAGAGATGAGATTAATTGTAAAATATCTTGATAATCAGGTTAAGTCGATTGCAAAGTCGATGTAAGAGGAGAATAAATATATGAATACAAAAATTATTAGTGCATTCCCTGCTTGTGGTAAGACATATGCTTTTAAAAAACTAAATGAAAAAGGTTATAAGATTCTCGATAGCGATAGCAGTCAGTTTAGTTGGTGCTATGATTATAATCCAGTTAATTCAGATCAAATTGAAGAGTATCGTAATCCTGAATTTCCAAAAAATTATATTAAGCACATTAAGGAGAATATTGGAAAAGTTGATTATATCTTTGTAAGTAGTTATAAAGAAGTTATAGACGCTTTGATTGAGAATGGAATTTATTTCACATTAGTTTATCCTGGCAAAGACATGAAAGCTGAATGGGTTGGTAGATGCTTCTTGCGTGGAAGTGGCGAAGAGTTCTGTCAGTTCATTGCAGACAACTGGGAAAAATGGATTGATGAAATGGAAGAAGTAGAAGATTGTGATAAATATATTCTTTGTGAAGACGACTATTTAGATAGATATTACTACTTAGGAGAATTAATTGAAAAAGGATTGATTTAAAGAGCGAATAACAATATGTAGGAAGTATTCTGAAAGAGTAATAAATCAGGAAAAGAAAGGAGAAGACAACAGAATGAACAGTAGCATTTTTGTTCCTAAAACGATAAATGTTGGATATCAAAATCGTTCAGGAACTTACACAGGAAAACTTGCCTATGTCATTTACTATGACGAAAAAGGCAAACTGCGAAAAGAAGCATCGTGGAATAGTTGGCGTGATGATAAGATTCCAAATGATGAATTTGACAATATTCCAACAGAAGGATTTGTACTAAATAAAAAAGCTGGTGATTACTCTACAGGATGGGATCACAGACATGCTTATTGTAGAGTATATGATCCAAGAGGATTTGAGTTTGAAATTACCATTGAAAATTTATTATATATTCTCGAAAATGCGAATTGTATCAAGGGTAAGGGACTTGAAGGAGAATTTATATATGGATGGGATGGTAAGGATTTAGTTCTTATTCCAGTTGAGTCACCTGACTATAAACAGATTGCAGCTTATAATAAGATTGTACATAATAATGAATCTATTAAGACAAGAGACTTGATTCTTGGTGCAACATATCTTACAAAAGAAAATATCGAATGGATTTATATGGGACGTTTTGAAACATATGGTTATGGTTATGAATTTATACAGGATGGTAAAACGGTAAAAACTAAATCCTATAAAGATATTCCAAATGAGCCAACTCGTTTTGGATATACAAAAATTTCTTATAAAGGAATTAACAATCTCTCATATGGTAAAATGCATTGGTTCGCAAGATTAAGCGATGGAAAGTATGAATTTGAGCAATTCAAAAGTGTTCCTAAAAACAAACTTATTAGTTGTCTAAATGATAAATGCACATCTAAATATTCTGAAATTTATGATTCAATGGAATCATCTTATCAATTCTCCCCTATAGACGATAGCAAGGATAAAATTGTAAATATCTCATTTGAAGATTTTTATGAAAAAGCGATTAATACATATGTTGATGATGATATAACAAGAAAATATATCAATGTTCGCTTTATGGTAAACAACGATGGAGAATATATTAAATATAAAATGACAACGCCATATAGATCAGAAGATAACGGCAAATATACTGTTTATAAATATAGTGCCAAGAATATCTATCATGGAGATAAGGAAGCAATTGATATTTTTCCGACAGAAGAAAGAGAAGTGGAAGTACGTTATGGTCAAAAAGAAATTCAGACGCATATGATCCCAGTTCCTATTGAAACAGTTTTTGAAAAGTTAAAACCAGTATGTAAGCAGAAATATTTAACAAATGGTAGAGAATATGAAAAGGAGTACGAGTTTAATGAGTAAAAATGATGACAGAATTTTAGAATTAAAGAAACAGATTGAAGCGAAGAAGAAATCAATTTCTGAGAAGAAGGTTAGGTTTATTCCTGAAACAAATTGCGTTCTTAATATGGATGGTATGACAATTAATCTTAATGTGTGTTCAGATGATGCATTATTATTACTTTTGATTAGATTGAATTCATATTTAATGTCTGCTAAGGATCTTAATATGGCTGATTTTGAAATTTCAGGATACAGTGTGACAGCATGGATTAAAGATATTAAGAGTAAGTTAGAGGTATCTGGTCTGAAGAAAGAAGAGTCTGATTTGAAGAAAATGGAGAGCAAGTTAGACAAGTTACTTTCTGATGATAAGAAAACAGAGCTGGAAATTGATGAAATTGCTGCTTTATTGAAGTAAAAGAGAGAATAATACAATAGGTAGTATATTCCGTAAAAACACATACTATATATAGTGGTTAGATAAAATTAAACTACTATATATAGTAATAAAAAGGACAAGAAATATCGGTTTCCTTGGGAGGTGAAATAAATGAGTTGTAAATATCCAAAAGAAAGTAGAATGCATTATGCGTGTATTATATGCAATGAAAAGAATGTATGTAAAGATACAATTACTTCTTTGCCTTTAACAGACTCTAACATTCCTATGCCAGAAGTTCAGTCACCAAAGAATGTTATTCCGTCTGTATCAGAAGCAAATAAAATGACAAACCATGTAATTGATAGTTGCATTACACAGCAATTAGCAGAGTTATCAAAATTGATTAGAGATGCGGTTGCAGATGGCAAATTTTCAATCAGTGAAGATGGTTGTTTAAAACCTGAAACACGAAAAAAATTAGAGGAACTTGGTTATAAAATTAAAACTGGCAATCAATATAATGAATCATATTACAGTATCAGTTGGAAGGAGTAAATATGGCATACGGAGTAAAAGTAGGAATTAAAGCAAAAGATATTTATGATAGATTAACACCTGCTGAAAAAGAAAGATTTGAAGAGATTATTATTTCAAACGTGGACAAAACAGAAGATGAAGTAATTATTACTGCAATTGCTATTGAAAAACATAATTATGATGAAAATAAATATAAGGAACTTGCAGAAAAGGAGTCTTGGGCTATGCAAAACATTGGAAAAATGAGTAGTTGTCCAAAGAGATCTTTGTAAAAGTCGCAGTAAATTTCGATTTCTTTTGGAGAATATAATTATAGAAAGAGAGGTATATATATGCCAGTACATGATGATTTAGGCGTTAGGATGAAGACATTTTATGAACAGATTCCTAAGACAAAATTAATGAGAAGATGCCCAGTTGCTATTAGAATTGATGGAAAAGCATTCCATACATTTACGAGAGGATTTCAGAAGCCATTTGATGAAGTGCTAATTAAGTCTATGCAGGAAACAATGAAATACTTATGCGAGAATATTCAGGGCTGTGTTCTTGGTTACACGCAGTCAGATGAGATTACGTTGATTCTTGTTGATTATAAGAGACTTACATCTTCTGCATGGTTTGATTATGAAGTACAAAAGATTTGTAGTATTGCTGCAAGTATGGCTACAATGGCATTTAATAGAGCTTTTGCTAAGAATGTAGAGGATTTTGAACAGTATTATGCAACAGAACACGAAATTAATGGGTGGTATGGGAAAGGTACACCAGAATATGAGATATGTCAAATTTACACAAAAGCAGTTGACAAAGGTGCAATGTTCGATGCTCGTTGCTTTAATATCCCCAAAGAAGAAGTAACAAACTTGGTATATTGGAGACAATTAGATGCTTCTCGTAATTCAATTCAGATGGTAGGTCAAGCCAATTTCTCACACAAGGAATTACAGAATAAGTCATGTAATGATATTCAGGACATGCTTATGACTCAGAAAGATATTAACTGGAACGATTTACCGACTTATCAGAAGAGAGGAAGCTGCTGCGTAAAAATGTATCAGACTGCTAATGGTGTTTTTGAAAGTCATGCAGAAGATGAATTAGTCGAAAATGGCAGGACATATTGGAGTATTGATACAAATATCCCTATTTTCAAGGGCGAAGGTAGAGAATATATTGATAGATTAGTTTTTGTTGGTGAAGAGTAAATGAAAAAGGAGAATATATAGATGAGTAATTTAAAGCAAAAATTAACAAAAGGTGGCGCAACAGCAGTTATTGTCATTACAATTTTAGCTGTTTGCTATGGACTTAGTTGGATTGTTACATGTGGAATAATCAAGCTTATTACAATGTGCTTTGGATTAACATTTAAGTGGTCTATTGCAACTGGTATTTGGCTGATTATCTGCATTTTAAGGTCAGTTTTCAATGTAACAGTGAAGAAATAGAGTCGAAGTAAACTGACATTTCATGGTTGTGGAGGTGAGATTGTGAAATACAACATTAAAACAGTAAGAACATTAGTAACAGATAACAAGAAAAGCTTTAGAGTTGGTGAAGATGTTGCATTTACGTTATTCAATAAAGTGACAAATCATCACGATCACTACATAGGAAATATTATAGAAATGACAGACACTTCTATTAAAATTTCTAATATTGAAATTGATAGATGTCATGAAGATGGCGAAATGATTATTGACTTAGAAAATATTGAATCCAATAGCTGTAATTATGTGTATTATGATTAAAACAGAGAATATATAGTTAGAGAGGTGAGAATGTGATTCAAGTAATTGAGACAAATTTAAGCATTGACAAAGATGACACCATAAGAGATCATCAGTCACGAATTGTTGAAGTTGAAGATTGGGATACATATTGCAAAGCATTTGAAAAATATAATGGCGAAGCCGTTTATTTCAAGTCAAAGACTATGCGTGGTTACAGTATCTTATCGAATTGCACAATGACAGATTTGATATATGATGACATTCATTTATCTTGTATGGTCTTACACCGATCAGGTTTTATTACTAAGAAACTTGCATATAGAATTGTTCTATAATCTATGACTCATTCGAGTCACAATTTCCAATAAAAAGAAAATCGAATAGAGAATAAGTAAGAGGTGGATATGGATAATCAAACATATAACGCTTGCCGTTGTTTTATTAGTAATATTGATTCAATAAGCAGTAATGCAAAAATTGTTATTGATAACATTAAATCTTATAACAATGATACTGATTCATCAGCAAAATTATTTATTCATTCAAAACACTCCAATGCGGAAAACATACTAACAGAAGATGAGGTAAATCTGGTAATTTCAATGCTATTGAAAAAATATAAGAAAAGTATTGAGCAATATCAAAAGGAATTGAATGAATGTATTAATGAAGAAGTTTTGAAAATAACGGAGACATTAAAAGAGTTGGATAATAAGAGTAAAACAGAGAATAAGTAAGTGAAAGGAAAACATATGAGTAAGAAAATTATTGTAAAGATTACAAGATTATTATGCAAGCTAACACATAATGAATTTCTCATTATATTAGATGGAATCAGCTCTTGGTCTGTATCTAAGAATACACATATAAGAGATGTGGTTTATTATCATAGAAAATTATTATCATAGAAAAACAGAAAGTTGATTGTAAATCACTGTTTCATTGGAAAATTTGAGGAGGTAAGAAAGTGACAGAATTTAGATTTAATGAAGACTTTGCAAATAATTGGAAGTCAGGACAGACAGTTACTTGTGAAGAAAAAGAGAATGGTTATTTAGTTGATAAGATGGCACTGATTGAAAAGGACGAACTTTTAAAACATGGTGAATTTATCACAATGAATGTTGAGATATTAGGGCATATGCAATCAAATGGTGTAGATGATTTATTCATATATGATAGAGATTTTCAACCAGGAGACACAGTACAACATTTCAAAGGTGGTTTCTATAAGATTGTTGCCATTGGAACTAATACAGAAACAGAAGAAAAGATGGTTGTATATCAGAGCTTAAAGGATCAGAGAGTATGGATTAGACCATGGTTATGGGTATTGTGTCCGTTATGGATTGATATTTTGCTTACAATTATTGTATTGGTGATTATCGCCATTATTGACAACAAGACAAGAAAGAAAACATGGAAGAGTGGGAGAATAAAATGGTAGTAGATTTAAAAGATTATCAGAAGGATTTTGTAGACGCTTTTAGAATGGAATTTTCTAAAGAAGATATTAAATGTAATCCAGAAGTAAAGAAACTCGCTAAATTTATTAATCGTCAAGGAAGGAAAATTGATAGAATTGATAAAATGCGAAGAAGCGTTTTAGGATATAAATAAGGAGAATAATATAATATGAAAATTTTAGTTTTAACAATTTTATTTATTTTGATGTTTTTCAGGATTAAAGGTACGCCAAGTTCATTAAGTAAAACGTTGTGGTGAAAGAGAATGATTGAGCAGATTGCAAAAAATAGAGAGAATAATAATGGAAAGCCATTGAGCGATGCAATGCAAGGAGCTTCAATATTGATTGCATTCTTTACGGGACTACTCTTAATCATCTTTTACATAATGTTAGGAAGCAAAATTGGAACAACTGAATTTATTGTAATGTCTGCTCTACAGGTATTTACTTGTTTATGGTCATTGGGTGTAAGCTTGTCAGAAGTAAAAACAGCCTTTAGTTACAATATTGAGGATTTTAAGTTCCACAGATTCCAATTGCTTTTTAATGTGGTGTTAGATTATATTTATTATCCGTGGGCGATTTACATGTTGTTGAAGTAACAAAAAAGGAGAAGAAAAAAATGGACACAATTGTTGTAAATTTATTTGGCGAACCATCAGCAGGCAAGAGTACCTGTGCAATGGATATTACAGCACAATTAAAAAGACACGGTATCAATGCTGAATATGTTTCAGAGTTTGCCAAGGATAAGGTATATGAAAATAATGGTGAAGTATTTAAACACCAGGAATATTTATTTGGCAAACAATCATTCAAGATGGGTAGAGTTAAGAATAAAGTGCAGGTTATGGTTGTTGATTCACCATTAATCTTATGCTCCGTATATAACACTGACGAAGTGCTGGGTGAAGACTTTGATAAGACTGTACTGAATGTGTTTAATTCATACAATAATAGAAATTATCTACTCACAAGATATCACTCTTATGAGAACGAAGGAAGATTCCAGAAGGAAGACGAAGCAAAAGAAGTGAGAAAAGAAATTATTGATAAGTTAAATCAGTACAATATTAAATATAAAGAGATTGCTTCTACAGAATCAAATTGTGAATACATAGTGGAAGAAATTATGGAGGAAATTTGGAATGAACAGTAAAGGGCATTTATTTATTAGTTTGGGAAAATCAGCAATCAGAGTAATTGGTGGAATTGTAACATTAGTGAATGGTTCGATTATTCCATTAGCAGTAGGAATTATTGTTGCTGAAGTTGGTGGTGTGTTAGAAGAATTGGTTGATGAGAGATAGGTTAAGAAGTGATAATTTCTTTAAAAAATTAAGGAGGTTATAAAGAATATGGGTTGCCCAAGACTAGGAAAAGAATGCAATGAATTTATGTGTGGATATTCAGTAGAAGGTGTATGCCGTGAAGGATTAAAAGATTATAAAGTGATTACATTATGTGGTAGTACAAAATTTAAAGATGAGTTTATGAAAGTTCAAAAAGAACTTACCTTAAATGGTTATATTGGAAATTCAACGAAATCTGAAATTGAGTATACTGAAACACATAATAAAAAATTGAATTATCTCGTTGATAACAAATAGTAAGAAATGAAAAATATAATTCAAATCTTTCTAAATACAACGTACAGCAATTGAATAATAACTAGTACAATAGCCGATATTTCAGTAATATAGATACTAAACATAATAAAATTATTTGATTATAAATAGTATAATAACACTTACAATATTAAAAAGGCAACCAAAGGTTAAGAATAATATAATAACAATTTTCATTCTATTAATTCTTTTTCTTCGTTTTTTCTCTTCTATTGCACTTTGATAAATAATCCCATTTTTTAAATCGCCACTAATTTTTAATGTTCCACTATGTAATAATGTAAGAGAAATTTCTTCTTCTGGTTTTAAATAGTCGAACACAAGTTGGATTTTTGATTTATTTATTTTGAGCAATGAAAATGAAGAATTTTTATTTGAGCTATATAATATATAGTCTTTAACATCATTTAATAAAAATTCTTTGGAAGCACAAAATGTAATAGGAGAAGAGGATGAAATGTCAGAAACTTCTATTGTCAAATTACCAATATTTTTTATAGTTATAGTGGTGCTGACCAATTCTTTTATAGGTTTTTTATTATAAAAAATTTTTAATCCTTTATATTTTGTTAAAGATTCTGAAACCAATGTATCAGATGTTGTAAATATTGACAAAGATTTATTTTTTATACTTTTTATATAAAATATGTAGCCGAAAAAAATTGTAGCTATTAATCCTATCATTCCCCATAAAATGCTAGACTCCCAGTTTATTGACATGATTTTGCCTCCTTTTTTATATAGTATACAACAAATATTTAATTAAATAAAGGAGTTAAGAGTGTGAAACACATAAAATTTGAAAGAGGTGATAAAATGTTAGATGTTGCAATCAAATACAAAGAGCAATTAGAAAAACTACAATACAATATCTGGTTCAAAGATAAATATAAATTTTGGAATAATGATACATATTATGATGCTATGACTATTGATGATAATACATGGGAGCGACATCAATTTGTTTCCATTAAAGATGACAATGTGATTGGATATATTAGTTATTCTGTAAACAGAAGATGTAATTATGCACACAGTTTAAGCATAATGAATTTTACAGACGATAAGATGACGTTTGGTATGGATCTTGGACAGGTATTACAAGATATATTCGAAAAATATAATTTTAGAAAGCTTGATTTTTGTGTGGTTGTTGGAAATCCAATTGAAAAATCATATGACAAAATGGTTAAAAAATACAATGGAAGAATTATTGGAACTTTCAAGGATGACGTAAAGTTGATTGATAACAAATATTATGACATTAAACATTATGAAGTTACAAAAGAAAACTATATGGGTGCTAAAAATGAATAGCAAGAATCCATTATTTCATGTGGAGATTAGGAGGAAAATATGTCATTAGATAATGAACCAATGAAAGTAAGCGTAGCATTAAGAATTGCAAAACAGTATTATCCACAGGATAAATTAGAACACGCACTTAGAGTCGCTACATATGTTGCTGAAAATGAAATGATTCCATCTGAATATACAGACGAATGTGTTGCTTTAGCAATTATGCACGACCTATTAGAAGATACAAATTATAATCCAAAAGGATTACCTGAAAATTTTACCAATGCGTTGAAGATCCTAACGAAAGCAAAAGAGGTATCCTATGATGATTATTGTAAAAGTATTAAGAGTGTTTGTCATACAAACTACCGTAAGTGTGCATATTGGGTTAAATTAGCCGATATGAAAGATCATTTGTCACTAACAGATACACTAACAGATAGGTTAAAAGAAAAGTATCTAAGTGGATTGAGATATTTATTATAGAAAGGGGTAAATATGAAAGTAATTTTACAGTATGCAGATTGTATGTCTGACGATAAGAATATTTTTGGAGTATTAGCTAGAAACAATGTAGAAGTTATTAAAACGAAACAAAAGCGGTATTCAATTTATCCACTTGTCACAATTAGGATCAAGGATACAAATACACTTAATAAAATTTTAGAACAGTT